AATATTCTAATGTTGCACCTAAGGTTTTTGAAGAACTTTCTAATCGAGATTATAATGTAGGTAATTTTGATATAAGATTAGATGTTCCAATTACCGAAACTCTTATTAAAGATAAAGTTGATGTCACCAAGATTCCAGAACCGGTTATTATTACTGATCCTGGATTTAATGTTAATGGTGAGCTAAATGATAAAGAATATATTTTTGAGTATATTGATCCTTTAGCTGAAATTAATGTTAAAGCTTTGCATAAAGCATTTTGGTTTGGACGTTTACCTAAACTCACTCTGAGAAAAGCAGTTGGTTCTGAAATTGGCACTTACTATTGTTTCATTTTTTATATTTTTTCTCTCTTGTATATTCTTTATAGAACTTATGAGATTGATGGATTAATTTTTAAAATGTTAAGTAAAACAGTAATTGGTAATTCTTTCTGCTTATTGAACACTTATTTTATGTTCAATTTAAGTTTTTATGGGCCTATTATATTTTGGGTTCTTAACTTACTCGGTAATTACTTTGGTTATTTTAATTTTAGTATTAATTATTTATATCCTTTGACTTTGTGGACTTTTAATTTAGTCAACATTATTATTGGTAATAATTATTACTATTTGTTGAAATTTATTTTATTCTATTTCTTAGCTAAACATCTGTATAATAAATTTTATTATAGGTTTAGTTTTCTTAATGTAGCAATTGATGGTACTTGTATTGGTAGAACTTATTTTACTAGAAAAGTTGTCTTGCGAAAAGAATGTGGTACTGACATGTTGTTTGACGAACAAATTGATCAGAGAAAAGATACGGATAATAATTTCAAAATTAAACGGAATTCTTCTAAATGGTTTTATGATGAATATTTATCCAAACACACAGAAATTGGTGTTTGGAATTCATTGCACCAATTTGAAGTTAGGGATGAAGTAATAGAGAGTTTAGAGACCCTAAACAAAATTGTAGATTTAGAACTTGTTACACAAATGAGCACAGCTAGAAACCTTAGTATGAATTGTTCACCTGAGATGGTTCAGGAGAGATTGAACAATTGTACTAATATGGGTCCTTTTATTAATAATAATAGGAAAGATGCTCTTTTTAGTGATGTTATGCAGAATTGTTCTGACGTTGCGTTTTGTATTGCTATGTCTTTTAGATATAATGGTATGAAAACAAATATGTCAAATCAACTTTTTCGCAAAAACGATACATGGCGGCTGACATGTCTCGTTTTAAGACACAGCCACTTTTATTAAAACGACATGGTGTCGTTGTACGTCAAGGTGATTTCCTTATTGGTTATCGCTCTGATGAAGTCAATTTAAAAGTGACAGAAGTTCCTGATGCAACTTGTTTTGTTTTACGTAAACTTTTCTCAAGATATGATTCTTCAATTAGACCACCTATGTCTGCGTGTTATGTTCAAACCATACCTGCAATATTACCTAAACCTGATGTAACTCATCCTTATTCATTATTAGATGGAATAGCTAAACGCATGGCGTATAGTCCTCCTAAATATAATAGGAATGAACGTAATAGATTTAGGAAATTTGTTAGGAAGTGGCTTAAAAAGAATTTAACTCCTATAGATGAGACTGATGATTTAGATTTTGATGAATGGTTGGAAACTACACCCTATCCTGCTTGGAGAAAAGAAGAAATTAAGAAAGCGTATCCTATCGATTGTTTTGTTAATGGAGAAGTTGATGTTAAAAAATTTAAGAATTTTAAAGTTAAAATATTTACTAAAGAAGAATATTATCCAGAATTTAAACATTTTCGTGGTATTTGGGCTCGTTCCGATGAAGCAAAATGTATATTAGGACCATTCTTTAGAAGAATAGAAAAACAACTTTTTTCATTACCTTATTTCATTAAGAAAATACCCAAAAGTGAAAGGCCTGAATATATTAACAAATTTATGAATAATGCATATTTAAGATTTCAATCCACTGATTATACCTCATATGAAAGTCATTTTACAACTGACATGATGGATGATTGTGAATTTGAATTGTAT